CGGATCAGAAATAACGAGACGGGCGAAGTCCGTGAATACGAGGAGATTTCTGGAATAGTCGAAGGCGAGGAGGAAGGGTTTTCCGCTTACATTTGGGAATATGGGAATTTTGCCTGCGACTGTAACCGCGGACTATTTTTTGAGCGAGCGGCTGAAAAGGAGATTGAGATGCCGCCATGCTCGCTTGGGCGGTTTTCGGTGCAAATAATCAATCCTAAGAATGGTGATGTAGTTTATGACGAATTTGAGGGCGAAGAATGACTACCTGGATTTCCTGCGGCGCGGAATCGCCGCCTTATCGAAAGTTCGTGCTTGTTCGTGACGTTTTCGGGCGAGAGTTTACCGCCAAGCTCGATTGGGATTGTCACGGCTTTTGGTTTGAAGATGCCGATGGAAACTTGCATGGCTTTTCTGCTATAACTAGATGGAGGCGTATTGAGCCGGAGCGCCACGCTTATGAGTTCTGCGGCTTTATTTTGGCATTAATATTCTTTGCTTTTGTTGTTAATTTCTTGATTAAGATAATCCTCTAATGGAGCTTTACCCGTACCAGAAGAAAGCAATTGCTGCGGTTTGGCAGTTCTTTAAAGATAATCCGTCAGGCGGTGCGCCGCTAATCGTTGCCCCGACCGGGGCGGGAAAATCGTTCATTATTGCCAAAATTATCGAAACGATAATCAAGCAGCGCCCAAGCTATCGAACTATAGTTGTTTCGCACCGAAAGGAAATCATTGATCAGAATGCGAGAGAGCTTCAATCATTGCTACCGTCTGAGCCGATTGGCATCTGGTCAGCAGGGCTAGGCAAAAAGCGTCTCTCTCGCGTTACCTATGGAAATATTCAATCAATTTATAAAACAGACATTCCAAAAACCGATCTAGTGATTGTTGACGAGTGCCACCTGTTTCCACCGAGTACTAACTCGATGTATCGAAAATTTACTGAAAGAATTTTCAAGAAAAACCCAAGGTGCAAAGTTCTTGGTCTTACTGCAACCCCGTATCGGCTCGACTCAGGGAGCTTGCTGGACTTTGATTCTCCCTTTACCGACATTGCTTATGATATTTGCATCAGGGAGTTAATTGAGCAGGGCTTTCTTTCCCCGCTAATCTCAAGAGTTTCTGAATCGATTGTTGATTTATCTTCGGTTAAAAAGTCGGGCTATGATTACAATCAAGCCGAGGCGGAGGCTGCTTTTGATCCAGAGACTGAAAAGCATTGTGAAGAAATCATTGCAAAAGGCGCTGACAGAAAGCATTGGCTAATCTTCTGCTCCGGCGTAAAACATGCGGAACACACAGCAAGCGCACTAAGAGCTAAGGGGGTTACAGCACTTGCTGTTCATGGCGAGCTTTTGGATATGGAGCGCGACCGCAGAATAAACGAGTTCAAGGCTGGAAGAGTTCAGGCAATAACAAACTGCAACATTCTAACAACTGGTTTTAATGTTAAGCAGATTGATTTGCTAGTTCTTCTCAGAGCAACCAAATCGACCGCGCTTTTTGTTCAGATGGTCGGCAGAGGAACAAGAACAGCCCCAGGGAAGAAAGACTGTCTAGTTCTTGATTTTGGCAATAATATTAAAACGCATGGCCCGATTGATTTAATTAAAGTTAAAACTGTCAAGGGTAAAAAAGCAGAGATTAGCAAAATGCCCGCCAAGACTTGCCCCATGTGCGGGTGCGTTGTTTTTGTCAAGACCCAAAATTGTCCTAGCTGCGAGTATGAATTTCCGGCAGCAACTCAAAAGCTTGAGCCGGTGGCGTCTAACGCTCCAATCATGGCTGATATTAAAGAGCTGGAAGTCGAAAGCTGGAACACCAAGACGCACCAGAAAGAGGGTAAGCCAGACAGTTTTAGGATTGATTTTCAGCTAAAAGACCACGGAAGAATCAGCGAGTTTCTTTGCTTTCAGCATGGCGGCTTTGCTGCTCAACAAGCCAAAAGAAAATGGGCCAAGCTTGCCCGCGATGCTGTAACCAAGTTCCCAGAAACAGCGCAAGAGGCGCACTTTAGAAGTTATGAGCTAAGAAAGCCCAGCAGAATTAGCGTGATCAAAGATGGTAAATATTATAGAATCTCTTCAATGCGGTTTGAACAGGTCGAGGAAGAAATCATATGAAAAAATGCGAGAACTGCAAAGCGTGGCAACGCGATCCCGATGACTCAACCACTGGCTTTTGCACCAAAAACCCGCCGCAAGTCTTTCTAATGCCGCAAAACGGGAGAGTCGGCTTTATTTCAATCTTTCCAAGCACCAAGCCTGAAGGACGGTGTGAGCAGTTTGATCCACAGTTTGAAGATGTGAAATGACCCAAAAGAGGGAACTCCAATTTAGAGAACCTTCAGAGCACGAGTCTCAGGCAGCTGTTGTTGCTTGGGCCAAAGAAAATGAAAGCAAGTGGCCAGAATTAAAGCTCCTTTACGCAATTCCAAACGGCTATAACAAATCAATGGCATCGGCTATCAAGGCCAAGAAAGAGGGTCTTCGAGCTGGAATTCCAGACCTTTGCTTACCCGTTGCCCGCGGGCCGTTCATCGGGCTTTACATTGAAATGAAGAAAAAAAAAGGTGTTATTTCGCCAGCGCAACAAGGACTGATTGAGCTACTAAAGCAAAACAAACATCAAGTTTATGTGGCTAGATCGGCCATTGACGCAATCGCCGTAATTAAAACTTATATGTGGATGTCTCCAAGGTGATACTCTTAACCGCTTGCGTTACAGCAATAATTATCTTTCAGGTTTTTATGTTCCTGGTCCTAAAAGAGCTTCACCAAAGTCATGAAATTTGGAAGAGAAATCTTGAGTCGTTCAGAGAAACGACAAATCAAACGCTAAAAGCAATGCAAAACAAAAGGGAAAGTTCGTTTATCGAAACAAGCGAATTTCCCCTAGATGTTCACTAAAAACTATTTGCTGACAACTGCGTGAGCGTATCCAACAGCACCAAGCCAGCCAGCAATTTCAGCAAGCATCGGCTGGTAAGGCAACAGCACAGGAACATGGCCAGCTAAGAGAGCAGCAGCGGCAAAAGCTGCGGCTAGCTTTCTTTTTAGGCCAGTTGATTTAAGCAAGTTCATCAAGTTCATCAAGTTCATTGGCTTCTCCTTTACGCCGGTGGCGTATAAGTTACATAAAAGATATTAACAAGGCCGTCAGTCGTTGTCAGGTCACAAACTAGTGCTGTGTTGGTACTGCATTCAAAATAACCAGAGAATGATATTGGAGCAAAATCGCGAGCTGTGGCAACAAGATTAAACTGAGCTAGTACCGTTCCCCCAGCGCCGTCCCTTAATGAAATAACCGTATTGCCAGCAAGCCCCGCCGAGAGATGCCAGCCTAGAATTCTGTGGCGTTGGCCAGAGACTGCAGCAATGATTGAAGTGCCGGTTCCCACCGAAGCAGCAACCGAAGCGGACTGAACTTTAAGATTACTTAAAGCTCCGCCCCTGGAATCAACTAGCACTCTGGTTGGGTCAAATTCTTGGATCATACTTCAAAACTCTTTGCTTTATTCGCTGCTTCCAGCTTCGTTATTATCCCATCATCATTAATGTCAAGCCCCCTATTCTGCCAATAAGCCTTAGAGCCTTGACGAAAAAGAGCATAGTCAGGATCTTTACCAACCGCCTTAGGGTAAAGAACGGCCATGTAGACATCTTCCAAAGTCTTTAACTTACCTTTAAATGGCGCAAGATACTTTTTCACATAATCCAGCTGTTCAGTGGCTGACATGCTCGACAAGATTTTGGTAGCAGCTTCTTTAGAGTCGGCACCTGTCAACGCCTTAGCAGTTTCTGGCATGAATTGAATCAGCCCAACAGCACCGCTTCCGGCCTTATTTTTCTGTGCTGGGTCAAACGTGCCGCCCGTCTCAAACGCCATAACTTGCAATAAATGCTCTGGATCTGCGCCAAGGTCAGATGCTATTTTTTTTACTTGACCATCGAATTCTTCAGAAACAGGCGACTTTTTCACGGGCTTTCCAATAATAGACGATAACTGATCAGCAATTCCTGGCTGCTTTGGGTTTTCCGAAACTTGATCGAGCAGCTTGGCCATCGGCGATCTGTTGTCTTCTGTTCTAGCTAGTTCCTTGGCCGTAGCTATGCCGCCAGACTTTAGAATGTTATCCCTAGACTCTTTTATCATTTCAAGAGCATCAACAATTCTTCTCCTGGTCGGAGTTCTAGCAAGCTTTTCGGCAAACCGAGAATCAAGAGAAGCTTTAAAAATCAAATCCTCAACCGCTTGGGCATCGCTTAGGCTAGCGCCCTTTTTAATGGCGTTAATGGTTTTTGAAAGCCAGCCGCTTGTCCCAGGAACCAGAGAATCAACAATAGCGTCTTGAACAGCGCCAGCAACCGTCTGTCTTTGAGCCGTTGCGCTTCCCCCGCGACTAGCGAGATCGGCTAAGTCCTTAACCCCAGCTTGAGAAGCTAAATCTTCTGATATTTTCTTAAAGTTGGAGTAATGAGAATCAAGAAAAAGTTCCCTTAGCCCAGTTTCGTTAGCTGAAAGAAACTTCTTCATTCCAGCTGGGGTCAAATTGCCTTGAACATTTCTTGGCATTTCATCAAGAACGCCACGCTTCACGCGCTCCAATAAAGCGGGGTCTTCGCCAATTGCTGTTCTAAGCTCGACAATCGATTGTCTGTCTCCTTTAAAGGCCTTCTTTAAAGCATTCGATACTCTAACATCATCACTGGTTAGATAGCCGCCAACTGTCCCGCGCTTAAAGGCCTCTTTTTCAGCAGCCGTTGCTTGCCTAGCAGCTTTCCAGTTCTGGTAATCCTTACCAGAAAGCCCTTTCTCCATTGCGCTGTCTATGCTTTCTGAGAGCTGACTTAATAACCTTTCATCCAATGCGGTGAGTTCTCTATTTCTTCCCAGCCTTAGCGCATCCGATCTTATCTTTTGAAGCTGCCCAACTGTCTTACCAGCAATAAAGTTTTTCTTGGTGCCCGTGACTTGTTCAACTAAATTTTTAACTTCTGCCTTAACTGGGATCCCAGCGTCACCTTCTTTCATTAAAGCCCTAAGCACGTCTTGATCATCGGTTAATAAAACCGCCTTATCTCTTGGCAGATTATCCCAAAACGCGCTTGCATTATTGTGCATTTTTTGTTGAACATCCGCAGCTGTCCCTATTAAATCAGCATTCAATTTTTCTGCATTGACAGCAGGAACGTCTGTTGCTTGATTCAAAAGCGCCTCTCTTGCGTTGACCCTTTGAGCTTCTAACGCGCCATAGGTGTTAGCATTTGGCCCTTCAAAGGCCAACGTCTTTTCAAGTTGCGCCATGCCTGGGTTTTGAGTCTTCTCAGCTGTAGTTCTAAGGGAAGACAACGAATCCTCTGGCATTGCATTAACTCGCGCTAAGTCGTCAGCAGTTAGCCCAGTCTTTTCAGCAAGAACTTTGGCCGCAGTCCCAGCAATCTCTTCTTCTGATGCTCCTACGAAAACGCGCTTTAAGAACCTGGCTAGATCGTCGGTCGCAGAAGCGGCGCTTCCAGCAGCAACGGCTCCAACAATAGGCGCGATCTTTGAATCTCCAGTAGCGTCTTCGGCGTACTGAGCGCCGATCCCCGAAACAAGGCTAGTCAATAGTGTTCTTAGGGAATTTGCGCCTTTAACTGGAACGGGCGCTGCAAACTGACCCATCGTTCGAGCGTACCTATATTGAGGATCTTTCTCTGCTAGGTATGGGGCTAGAGCTTCTGCGATAGCTTTTGACATTGGAAAGTCAATCTTTGGGCCGCCCTGCTGCATCGGGTTAAGATCGACAGCAAGGCCTATTAAGCCAGTAACGCCTTCGACCACGCCAGAGCCAAAGTTGCCAATAGATCCGGCAATAGTCCAATCTTTGTTCACCGAGGAATTCTTTAAAGCCAAAAGCTCTTCAGTCGAAAGAGAGCTTAGGTTAGCCGGGACGGCGGGCGAGGCTCCTGCTGGAGCAGCTGACGGCTGCCCTTGCTTTAGAGCTAACAAATCCTCAACCGATAGTGAACTTAAATCAGGAGCCATCAATACCCCCAGCGCCTAGCGCCTTCAATCACTGAATCTCTGCTAATAGGATTACCATTCGAATCCAGCCCGCGCCTTGCTAGTTCTGCGTCAATGGCTGACATTTGAGGCGGCACAGTTGGATTTTCGCCAAAAATACTTTCTACGCTTGGAGCATCTCCAAGATAAGAAATGCTCTGCCCGTCACCAAGAAGCCCTCTCCCTTCTGCAAGTCCTTGATGATAAGTCAATGCCTTTTCATAGCCCATCTTTTGTGCTTCGTATGCACGAGAAGCAAGGCGCTTAAGACCCGCTCTTACTGTATCGCTAAGAGCGGTTCCGTTTTCTAATGACTTGTTAAGCTCGCCCTTCCACTGATCGGGAATCGAACTAGACTTAAGAACAGCCTGTTGTTCCCCTTCCCTCACCGCCATTCCTGGCTCGATCATCAAAATAGCATAACGAGTTAATTCTAGATCAGAGGGAGCGCCCTTATCTTTCAATGCGCCCGCCATAGCGCTAGCAGCTCTTTGGACTTGGGAGAATGATTGCACTTCGGGCAGTTTATTAAACTTATCTCGAAGCTCATCAAGAGATTTTTGCTGATCCTGGGAAAGCTTATACTGCGGGCTATTCGGATTTTTTAAAGGGTCTGGCTGCTGGCCACTTGTAAGCTGATCGAGATTGCCAGTTTTTGCAGCGCCAAGCACCTGATCCATGCTAATCGCTCCGGTCTTAATCGCTTCGGGCGCTATGGCTTTAATTAAATCTTTAAGATCAGCGCCTCTCTGGGCGGCGCTGTTTGCATCAAGAATCTGCTTATTAAGAACAGCACCGCCGCGCAAAAGTCCGAAAGAGCCAGCGTCCACGCCCTGCGGCATTGGCGTGTTATAAGGATCAGCACTAAGCTGAGGAAGGATCGAAACCACGCTATTAAGTTGTTCAGCTGCTCTATTTTGTGCATAGTTTTGGGCTAGGCCAGAAAGAAAAGCTTTACCAAAAGAAGAAAGCCCGCTTTCGGTCGCGTTCATCTGAGAATAATCCGGCTGCCACGCATTGAGCGACTTTCCAATAATACCGTAAGGATCGGACGCTTCAACGCGCTGGCTAAAGCCCTGAAGGTCGCTTGGTGTTATAATTCCAAAAGGATCTGCCATTTCTTACCCCGTAATTTCAAAACCACCACCAGAGCCGCCGCCGCCTGAATTGCTCTTGCTTGCTGCAATGGCTTTTTCTTTCAAGTAAGCATCTTTATCGATGCCATATTTAGCCATGTAAGATTCAGCAGAAAGCTTAATCAAGTCAGCAGCCTTGTCGCCCAAAGTCGAATCAATCGTGTTCTGGTAAGGAGTCCAAGACCCGCCGAAAGATGTCGCGCCCTGCATGGCTGCTGTCAAAAAGCTGTCTCTTGCTTGGGCATCTGTTGCATAAGCTTGATTACCAGCAAGAATCGCTTGCTTTGAAGCATCGTCTTTCATGCCCTGGTATTTCTGCTGAACAGCGCCAATTGTTTTTCCGTAAAGATTTTGAGTATTCGGATCGTTCGCTGCTGCAGGATCGTAAGGAATGCCGCGATTTGCCATTTCCTGCTTTTGAGCTTCAAGTTCTCGCTGCATATCACGATCATAGTATTTGGTGAGCGTTCCATAAGTCGCTTCTTCTGCCTTTTGGCGACTAACATCGCCGTTAAAGGTCGAAGCCGCTGCTGTGGCTAGGTCTTTGAACGTTTGGGCAGCACCCCCCAACTCGTCGGTAATTGTAACCTGTCCAGTTACGGGGTCGCGAGTAATAACGCGAACATTCCCATACTGGTCAGTCATCCGCATCGGGTGATCTAAATTAAACTGATTTTCAACATCTTTTGCTGTTTGCTCACCAATCGCTTCAAGCCCTTTATCGGCATTGACTGTCCCTGTCTTTGGATTAACAACACCACCCAGATCAGCAGTATCAGCAATTTTTGAATCTTCAGGAGCTGCGCCTTTATAAACATGGCTACCGTGAAGCCCCTGCCCATACCCGCGCTTGCCCAGGCCAGTAAACTCCCTATCAGCCGGAGGCGCTGGAGGCGCTGCGGTCTTCTTTTTTAAACTTGCACCAAGCTTCTTAGCTGTTGCTTGCGCTCTTGTGCCATAGCCAGCATCGGCATCGGCCTTAATCTTAGCAATTTGCTTTGGCCCAAGACCGTCAGGAATATTAATAACCGTTCCAAGTTTACTTCTATACTTCATCTCGATCCCTCTTCGCCCGAATTATACATAATATTATAACTATACAGCTTTAATCCTACACTCTTACTTGCAGCTGTAGTACCCGACATTTTTACCTGAACATAAGTAATATTTTGCATCCCGACATTAACCCCAGGTTTAGCGACTGAAGTTGTCGCTGCATCGGTCTTTTGATTGCCACTGGTTTGCCTACCAAAATCAGCAACTAGATTCCAATTGGTTTCTGCGTAAAGGTCAGACTCTAAGATTGGTTCAATAAAACTAGCCTCGTAAACAGCAGTCTTCGGGAAAGGGATCGGAGCTGATAACATGCTATAATCATAAGCAACTTCGTCGTCATCGTCGTAATTTCGATCCGTAAAGCCGCTAGCGCCCTCTTTCTCATAAACCAAGAGCGGAGCAAAATTACTTTGAATAAACAAAACTTTGTTCTTGTAATAAGTCATCTCGACTAGGTGAGCTGATACTGTTGGATCTGCTACCCCAAAAGACCGATGAAGCAACCATGATTGCAAAAGAGTGTCGTAGATAAAGAAGAACGTGCCAAGCTGAACATCGCCGCTAGCATCGATATACTTTGGAAAGCCAATAACAACGCGGCTATTCTTCTTATCCCAAACGCCAGAAACTTGAATTGATAGATCGCCGCTGGCAATGCTATCTAGCACCGCTGCAGCTAAAATTCTCCAGCTTTCCTGAACCGCTGCGCCCATCGGAAGCTGAGCAACTGGATCGCCGCGATTCAAGAATAGGCTCCTAAGCGACACTACCCCAGTGTTGGTAAATGCTAGATAATCACCGCCGTAGCTTAACCCAGAGTTATTGAACAATGCTTGACCAGTCTCTGCTGTCCCGACAAGTTGCCAGTCGGCTGAGTCTGGGTAAGCCCCGGCATAAAAAAGAACTTCGCCCGAAAACATGACGAAGGCCAAGATCTGCGCTGTTGCTATGTTGTCAGAAATTGCAATTGGAGCAATGATCGCTAGCTCTGTAACGCTCTTGACGATTCCACTTAAATCAATCTTAGTCAAAGCCCCAGAAACAGAGCTAATACCAGAGTACCAATAAGCAGCTTCGCCCGACTGAATAATGTAATGCCGATTTCTAAAGGCTGCGCCGCCAACTGGCAAAAATCCCGATCCAGTGTATCCAATAGCGCCAACGGTCGTTCCATCATAGTAATAACCCGGCGCAAAAGTGGCGTCAGCTGTAAAAAAATAAAGATACTTGTTGAAAACAGAATGATAGAACTCTGAGTAATTCACGCTAGTTGGGGTCGAGCTATAAAGAACCGCTTCAGTCTCTACGTTTCGAATGTTGATTTTATTAGTGAACCCGTCCCAGCTAGCTAAGAGCAGCTTGGTTTCATCGAATGGAGCGATTGACAAGGCAACATCGAAAGACGTTGATATTTGATTAAACACAGAATCGCCGTTTCTTAGTTCTAGTCCAGCCTGAGAAACGTTAAAGTTTAAAATGTCCTCGCAAAAAGGATTTTGCAGCGCGGCAATTGGCGTTCTTTGGTCAATCCCCTTAAACGGCGCTGGAAGGTTTGAGGTTCTAGCCACGCTTTAACGCTCCTGCTGCCGCTGCCTCTGCTGGCGTTTGTGGCGGTCTGTAAAATTTGCTTGGTGCTAGTCCCTGGCTAATCAGCCACTGATCGCGGAGCGCGTTGGCTTGAAAGCCTTGCTGCAGCTTGTTCGTCCCCGGTAGCATCTTCTGCCTATGTTCTGGAGGTTGCCCCATGAATTGCTCGAAAGTTAGGTCAGGCGCTGACGGAATTGGCGCAACTACAGCTGGCGCTTCTTCTGCTACTGGCCCAGGCTGCTGAGGCGCTGCTGGTTGTGGCGTTGGCCTCATCGGGCCAGCGAATTTAGGTTGTTGCGGTTCAGGCAACGTGCCGCCAGCTGCCACAATATGATCTTCTAGCTTTTTAATCTGCGGATCGTTTGGTCTGTAACGCCGAAGCCAAGCCAATCTTTGAAGTTTGTTTTGCATAGTTTAGTACCTTATTGGATTACCATTCATATCAATTCCAGGGGATCGAGTGCTTGATCGCTGCATAGCCCCTTGAGCTGCAGCAGAAGCCGCCGATTGATTACCGCCAGTGGCTGCTAAAACCTCATCTCTAATTTTCTTGGCTGCCTCTTCGTTAGTTATAACGACATCGCCGTGGTCGCCCTTATAAAGCCCTTCGGCAGCTAGTCCTCTGATAATGTCGTCTTGCTGCTCTGGCGTGTAGTTGCCCCAATCGTTTCCAAAAACCCTTTGGTGGCCTATCGCGCCAGTTCTAAAGTTAGCCGTTTCTGCAGCATCGCCAGAATTAATTTTATTAATAACATTATCGAGCGTCCAAGCTTCGCCGCTCGCATCTTTCCCGCGCATGTCGCTATTCATGGTCTGATCGTGAACAGCTGCAGCATTTTTCCAGTAGTCGCTTGCATTAGGGTCATCAACCACTTTCCCCCAATTCTCTTGCTGGTGCTGCTTTGTTGTCTTGTGCATGATGCCAAGCTTGTCCAGCCCGTAGCCAAGAACATTGCCCGCAGCTGCTCCAACTAGCGTACCAATACCAGGCGCGATCATAGTTCCAATTCCAGCGCCTAATTCAGCGCCCGCGCTTCGAATCCCTTCGCCGCCATGTTGCCAGCTGTTCATCACATCATAGCCGCCCTTTACTGCTGTTATCGGGCCAGCAAAAGAACCGGCAGTTTCTGAGCCTAGAGCCGCGCCGACGTTCGCAGCACCGGAAGCAACACCAAGAGCGCCGCCAATCTTGTCATCTTTAAAGCTGTTTATGCCGTTATAAATTTGATAAGCGCCAAGAGCGCCTTGCACAACGCGGCCAACCATCTGACCAGTTTCTGAGTCAATAATCGAACCGTCTTGCTGAATCACTTTTCCTGGCGGTGGAACAGTGCCTTGAATTGTCACGCTTCCACCCTCGCCGACTTCAGCGCCTGGAGGAAGCAAGGTTGCCTTAACCCCGCCAGAAGCAGCATTTGAGCCAATAGCGCCCTGGGCAGCTGCCGTTGAAGCTGTCTTGGTTGCAGCTTCAACTGCTTTAATTGAACCATCGGACATTAGCGCCGTTCCGTTCCCTAGATCGCGAATTACCGAAACAGACGGCTTCATTATCTCATGAGCAAGGATCAAGCCGCCGGTTGTTCCAGCGACAGGCAAAAGTTGCCCTATTGGACTAGAATTAAACTCTGCTTGTTTATTCGCCTTGTCCTGCTGTCTTTTTTGCTCTGCCTGAGCGTCGATTGCTGTTTTTGGGTTCGCATGAAAAACGCGCCGCCCACTTGCAGCACTAGCCACAGGATCATAAACATAACCGGGATTCCCAGGGACTTGGTAATAAGTCTGGCCATCTGGCGTGACCACCTGCTCCCAGCTCTGATAATTATTATAATCGGTTCCTGGGAACGGATCATTTTGAAAAATTGCCATGATTAAACGTCTCCCACGCCTGGCCAGCTACCAACAGGGGTCACGGGCCAATTTAGTTGCGAATTTGCATCGTAGCCAGCATTGACTAAAGCTGCGCCTTGTTGTCTTCCGAGAGCGTTCTTAATATCATTTTCCCACTTATTGCGAAGCCTTTCAGCCATTTCAAATTGCTGTTTAGCTTCAAACCAAGCGTGTCTAATTCCCTCGATAAAAAGCTCTGCATCAAGCAGCACAAAATCAGTGTCAGCTGTTACCGGATACGGCTCGTTATAGACCGTCCAAGTGACAGTTCCGTCGCTATCAGATCCGCTAGTCCAATCGGGTCGAGTTGCGCCAGCCACGCCGCCCGCAGCTGTGAAATAAATATTATTCACTCCTGTTACGATTGCGCCAGCTGCATAAGTCGTTCCCGCTACCCAATTAGCTGGCCAAACATAATCCCCCGCTGTGTAAGCAATCGCGAGCTGCGTTGTATCATCCTGACCAGCTGGGGAGATTTGAAAATAACCAGACGATCTTTGAGTGTAAGGCGACGTGTTAAAAATATATCCTTGATTGCCGTTCACCTGCCAGCCAGCAAAAGGCGTTGCGATGTTTACGCCATAAGTTTGGAACGCAAGTCTTGCATTGGTTAATGGCCCAGCAAGCGGGATCTGATTAGTTACGCCCCACTGAGTTCCGGTAAGAAGTCGCAGAAAGTTACCAGGAAGCTGATAATTAGATACTCCGGTCGATGTAGTAAATGTGTAAATTCGCTTTAGCTGCCACCAGCCGTTAGGCTCATCAAGCAGCTGGCTTCCAATGTACTTAAAGAGAGAAACGTACTGCCTCGCAGCTGGAGTGCTTGCTCCAACATAGGACGATTCGCGCGGCTGGTTTATCCGGTCGCAAAACTCGTCCAAAACTTGCTTGACAGTCATCGTGTCGGTCATTCTACTTCCTCAGCTGGCTCTTCTACTTTTGGTTCTTCATCCAACCCTAGCTCTGGCCACTTGCAACGATATTCGGGAGCTGTTTTCTTGAACTCCTTGTAAGCAGCGGGATATTCAATCAAATGATTCTTAGTTGCCTTGTTGTCGAAAAGCGTTGGAGGCGCATCTTTCACGCCAGTCCTTGAGGCTCTTTCGAGCGAGAAAAAAAGAACGTCTTTAACGATAACAGGCAACCCGTTCTTGTCCTGCTCTTCGACGTTAGTTAAGTAAAATTTTACGCTTGGTGCTGTCATTTTCTGCCTCCGTTCTCCAGCTTATTAAGCCTGTCTTCCATTGACTGCATACGCTCTTTGCCAGCTTCGGTGCCTAGCTTCTGCATGAGGTTCATCCCTGACTGAATCTCAGCAATCCTTTCGTAAATTCTAACTCCGTCACTAGCTGTGAAGCGACTTGCCTTCATTTCAGCGATTGCTATCTTCACATCCTGTATGCCCATAAGAGCGTTAGTCAGACAGCCGATGATGACGGTCAGGGCAATGCCAGCCCCCCATACCAAAATCTTTAACTGCCCTTCAGATTCACCTTCTGCCATTCTGTCCAGCTCCTTATGTAAATTTGTCCACCATCTTCGTTGGTGCCTTCCCTCAATCGCGTATAGCCCATTAACCTGTTGCACGATGATCCTTATTGCGTTTTGTAAAACTTTCTAAAGCCGCGCTGTAGTTTTGCGCGAACGGCGGGGGAGTTGGTTTTGTTGAAGGTGATAAACCTATACATATTACCATTCAGCGGGGTAGATGCGTGGCCTAGTGTTAGCGCGGTTGAAATGTTAGTAGTATCCCCCGATGCGGTGCCAGCCGTTTCTGGGCCGCCCTGAATACTTGAGTACAAATATCCGCTTGCGTGTCTAAACGAGAATAACTCGACGCGATTAGCTGCGTGAGTGCTTTGTGTTTGATCGCCTGTCCCGTCATAATTGACAAATTGATAGCCAGCCCCGCTTATCCGCAAATCAAAATAGCTAGATGCTGGCCTAAGAATAACTTGAGTTCCTGAAGCTGTATTCGAATCAGTTATTATATAAGCTTCCTTGGCTCCCGCAGCAAAAATCGCGCTAGTATAGCTAGCGCTAGTCATCTGATCATTCGACCCATCAAACACCAGCCCCCGCCGCCCTGTTAAGCTGCCGTATATCGGGCTTGCGGTTGTCTGGATGTAAGAAGGCTGCATCGAGGCGCGTTGGAGTTGAGCGCCCCAAAGGTAAAGCCCTGAAGCCCCATCCCCGGCATAGGACTGCGATCCAGCATTTAGAAGATAAAACTCTTGGTAGCCCGATGCCGTGGAAGTTGCAGCAACTTCAAAGCTAAACCGGCACCAACCGTTTCCAACGCTAGTATAAGTTTTATTTAACGGCGATCCGGTTGTGGTAATTTCTGTGCAAGTTGATAGATCTACGTTTAGCCCTGTATTCGGCACCGCGCCAGAAGCTAATAACCTAATCTGCGTTCGCTCTTTTGCTTTGCCGTAACCGCTGAACCGATATTTGACCCCCGATGTCAGCGCAACGCCAGAAGGGCTTAACAGATGCGTGTTTGTGCTACTATCTTCTATTAAGGTGTCTGCTGTTGTCGTCCCGTCCGGTGCTGCTGTGCTATTTGCCGAAATTGAAGAACGGATTGCAAACCAATTAGAGCCGCCCAAAGCCTCGGCGTTTAGCTGTATATTCTCCACCTGATCCGGCCTGCTCAGATAAGGCTGATTGGCTGCTGTCCCTTGCGTGAAGCTGATAGCACTAACCCGCGACGTAATCGCGCTGACTTGTCCCGTGGCGGTCAAGGTGACTTTAGATAAAGCCTCCGGATCAAGATCCATAGTTGGTTTGAGCGAATCAACATAAGAATTAAAAGTGTCTATATTCGCGAGCGGGTCGCTTGATTCTAAGATAATCCTCTTCGCATTGGGCGAGATTGCCCAAGCGTGTTGAGTTATTAGAAGCAAAATTGGGAGTAGCCATTTGAACATAGCTAATCCTGCATTATTGAGACTCGAACAGAAACGTCAGAAGTTGAAGCGTAGGTTGCAGCACTTCTATTTATTAAAGCCGCGTAAATCGTAGTCCCAGAAGCAACTTCAAACGGACAGCCCACTCCAGTGGTATTAGTTACGCCGTTATCCGCGAACGTCGAAACGGTACTGATCGGAGCCATGCAGATAACTTTGGTAATGTCCGCATCGTTCAAAGTAAAAGCAGCATCGTCTGTAACGGTCGTCGCTGTCGGGTTAGCAGTAAAGAACACTATGTCATAGCTTCCAGCGTTCCCTGCCTTGTCGGTTACGGAAACGCTCTGAATAATTCCCGAAAGCGCCGAAGACCGAACAGCGTCTGATAAAGTAATTAATCCCCCAACAGCATCGCCAGCAGAGTGGGCGCTAGCTGCTACGGTCTGAGTTACGGTTATTACAGCTGACTTTCCAGATTGAGAATCAACAACAACAACCCCAAGGCGGCCATTTGAATCAACAGCGCCCATCGAGTTAGTGTGATTGCCGTTTCCAACAACGTAGCCAGTTCCGTCAAAGGCGTTGTCGTTCCTCGTGAAAACCTGGCCAAAGGCCAAGCTAGGAAGAAAGAGAATTAATAATAATATCTTTTTCATTTCTTATCTTTCTGCTCCGGCTTTGGTAGAATTTTCTTATTCTGAAGATCCGCTATGTAATTAGTAATAGCTTCCAGCACAATCCCTTGGCGCTTGGCAATATCAGCAAGCTTTGCAATTTGCTCGTCTCGCGCTTTGAGGTCAGCCGCCCCGCTAGGCGACGGCTGAACACTCAAAGTGCATCCTGAAAGTAGGATTAAGAAAGCTAATGCCACTCTCATTTAGCTTGCTGCTCCGGCACAAAGGCAAGAATCAGCTAATGCTGAATTGCAAGCCACAAACGCTGAAGTCCCGGCATCGTACCCAGCAACGCATCCCGCTGTGCAAGTTGTGTCGCAAGCAGTGTTCGCGCCGTTCTCAGCAATCAGCCCAAGGTTAGCAGCCGCCGCAATATTCAAAGCTCCGCTCGTCATGGTAATGTCGCCCGAAGTCATAACAAGGTCGCCAGCTGTGACTGTTAGCGTTCCAGAAGTCAGCGTTAATGCCGTTCCGCTCGCTAGAGTTACAAGGTCATCAGCAACGGTCACATCAACAGCAGTTCCGCCGCCCGCTAGTGTAATAACGTCGCCAGAGCCTTGGCCCTGAATTGTAACGTCATCAGTTGCTGTAATGATCACGTCATCAACTGCAGCTGTTAGGGTCAAGTCTGATTCCCCAATTACGCTGGTTCCAACGTAAATCGAGCGCCAGTTATATGAAGATGCGCCCAGATCGAGCGTGTTATCATCATCAGGCAATAAGCTTGCCGCCATTGTCGAACTTACTGGAAAGGTGGCACAAAGCTTGGTTGCTTGATAGCTGTTAAATAACGGTTGCAGCCCAGCAGCGCATGAAATCGCATGAGCTGAAGGCGATGCAAACAGAATTATTAAAAAAGCAAGTAAAATCTTTTTCATTTCAAATCCTCGTTAAACTTTTCT